TATACTCAGAGGATGAAATTGAGCAACTAGAGAGGGTCATCCGTCATAATAGAGATTATTTATTTGTATATGCAGGCCTTCAGCAGCTAGTAGATAAGTATCTACTCAAAGACCGAACTACTAGTAAGATCTACGAGACACCTCAATATATGTATATGCTCATAGCTATGATTCTTAATAGTAATGAGAAAGAAAATAGACTTAAAGCTGTAAAGAGTTTTTATAATGATATAAGTTCTTTTGAAATTTCGTTACCCACTCCTATCATGTGCGGAGTTAGGACTCCATCCCGCCAGTATAGTTCTTGTACGTTGATTGATGTAGGGGATAGTCTCCCATCTATATTTCATTCCAACACTGCTGTAGGTTATTATACAGCTAACAGAGCTGGTATTGGTTTAAACTTCGGCCGTGTACGAGGAGTGGGTTCGAAAATAAGAAATGGTGAAGTTGTTCATACTGGAGTTATTCCTTTCCTCAAGATGTTTGAGAGTACTACTAAGTGCTGTACTCAAAACGGAGTGAGAGGAGGCTCCAGTACAACTCACTTTCCATTTTGGCATAAAGAGATTGAAGAGATTCTTGTACTGAAAAATAATAGAGGTACAGATGATAATAGAGTTCGTAAGATGGATTATTCTATTCAGTTTAATCGATTATTCTATAAGAGGTTTGTACAAAATGAGAAGATAACGGTTTTCTCTCCTCATGAAGTTCCAGACTTATATGATGCCTTTTATTCCGACACTGATGAGTTTATTGCATTGTATGAGAAGTATGAACGTAGTCGTAGTATATTCAAGAGAGATATACCCGCGCGTAAACTTTTTATGCACTTCTGTCAAGAGCGTATAGAAACTGGTCGTATGTATGTTATGAATATAGATAATACTAATGAACATAGTTCATTTACAGATCCTATCTATATGTCCAACTTGTGTCAAGAAATAACTTTACCAACTACCCCTATAACTCATATAGATAGTGAAGAAGATGGTGAGGTCGCTTTATGTATATTATCAGCTATTAATGTAGGAGCTATAAGAAAGTTAAATGATCTTGAGAGTATATCATATAACATCGTTAAGTCTTTAGACTATATTATTGATAATCAATATTACCCTGTTAACGCCTCTAAAAAGATGCTTAAGAGAAGAAGTATAGGAGTAGGGGTTACAAATCTCGCATACTATTTAGCTAAGAATGGTTTTTCATATGAAGATAAGGGAGCTGTTAGTTTGGTTGATGAGTTAGCAGAGAACATACAATACTACTTACTCAGGGCTTCAGTACGTTTAGCTAAAGAGAGAGGTAAGTGTGAATGGTTTGAGCATACAAAATACAGTAAAGGTATATTACCTATTGATACATACGCAAAAGAGATAGATAATATATGTAAACGTAAACTAACTCATAACTGGGAAGAGCTTAGAGCTGAGATTAAAGAGTATGGTTTAAGAAATAGTACATTGACAGCTTTAATGCCCTGTGAGAGTTCTTCTTTAGTAACCAACTCTACTAATGGTATTGAGCCACCAAGAAGCCTAGTGACTATTAAGAAGTCTAAACAGGGTTTAATACCTCAAGTAGTGCCTGAGATTGCTAAACTAAAAAATAAATATACTCTCGCTTATGATATGAATACCAATACTGGATATATTAATATATGCGCTGTCTTACAGAAATATTTCGATCAAGCAATATCTGCTAATCATTATTATAACTACGCGAAATACGAAGACGGTAATTTACCTATGTCTGTTGTTGCTAAAGATATTTTATATTCATATAAAGTTGGTCTGAAAACATTATACTACGCTAATACTGATGACGGTAAAACTGATACTGTAGAAGAGGATACTGACTGCGCTGGAGGAGCCTGTAAATTATAAATTGCACTTACATACTATAACATATTATAATACTTGAGATGAATAAACAAATTATTAATATTAAAAATGTTGATACAACGAAAGAGCCTTTGTTTTTTGGTAAGGGATTGAACTTACAACGATATGACAAGCAGCGCTATAAGAAGATTTATGATTTATTCCTTCAACACCTAAGTTTCTTTTGGCGACCCGAAGAAGTTAGTTTAGAGAAGGAGCGCGCAGATTACGAAAAACTAACTGATCATCAAAAATTTATTTTTACAAAAAATTTAGGGTATCAAATTTTATTAGACTCAATTCAGTCGCGTGGCATTAGTCATTTACTGACAGATTGTAGTAACCCTGAACTAGAAGCATTTGCTAAAACTTGGGAGTTCTTCGAGACTTTACATAGCTATTCATATACATATATTATTAAAAATGTATATCCTAATCCTTCAGATGTTTTTGATAATATTTTATCTGACCCTGAAATTATTAAACGTACAACATCAGTTACAAAATACTATGATGATTTAATTAATGGAATGCCTGATGATAGTATTAAAGATAAGAAGAAAAAACTATATCTTACTTTAGTTAGTATTAATATTCTAGAAGGCATTCGATTTTATGTTTCTTTTGCATGTTCTTATTGTTTTGCACAAAACAAAACTATGGAGGGTAATGCTAAAATTATATCTCTCATTAATAGAGACGAGAACTTACATTTAGCTTTCACTCAAAATATCCTTAAGTACCTTAAGAATGAAGATTCTGAAGGCTTTACAAAGACAGTAGAAGAATGTAAAGATATTGTCAGTAAGATGTTTAGAGATGCAGCTGAAGAAGAAATGGAATGGGCAAAATATCTATTTAAAGATGGATCTATGCTTGGGTTGAATGATGAGATTCTTATTCAGTACATGAAGCATTTATGTAACAAGCGATCAAAAGCTGTTGGGGTTGGTAATATCTTTGAAGAGACACCTAACCCTATTCTTTGGATTAAGAACTGGACAGAATCTAAGCATGTACAGGTAGCTCCTCAAGAGACTCAAATAGAAACATATAAAGTGGGTTCATTCAAACAAGATACATCTGATACAGATTTCTCTGATTTTAGTTTTTAATTTTAGTGAGATCTATTTCAGGTAATGGTTTTTCAATCCTAAGTTTACTTAATGCCTCGTTTTGAATAACTAGTTTATTGCCACTTACTATTTTATTGTCGACTACATTGTATACGAAGAAGACTGTTTTAAGTAAACCTACTCTAATTATACGACTTGGTCGACCGTCTATAAATACAACATCATCTGTATTATAATCACCACCACAGAATACAGCTAATGAAGCTGCTAAACTCTTAATAGTTGATTGAAACATTATACCAACAAAGCCAATAATAAACATCCAGCCGTATTCACCGATCAAGTGCTCTGCAGTATTTTTTATTTCCAAGGTTTCTCCCATACTAATATTTAATATTATTGACTGATACTTTAATTTTTAAAAAAGTTGAGTAACATGAATAAATACTTATGTGTCATTAGTAGAAGGATATTTATATCTTATAACCAATAGTGCTTGGCCTGGTTGGATAAAGGTAGGTACTACAAAGAATATTAAACACCGCGTCAGGTCGTATCAGACTGGTTCCCCTTTTAGAGATTATCAAGTAGTATATTCTGTTAAACACCCTGACTATCTCTTAGCAGAAAAAAAGATACGTCAACAGATGGAATATTTTGCATCTGATATTCGTAATGAATGGTTTAAAGTAGATTTACAAATAGCTAAAAACAGACTTATAGAGCAGCTAGATAACTACTTCTACGGAGAGTGTGATCAGAGTCAAAAATATAATAACTATAAATACGAAAAACAAGTAGAGCTTGTTTAATTATATTTACAATGTTTCTTACCTGTTAGGTAAGGTCTTTTACATTTAGTACCTTTGACATGTACTCTGCCACATCTTCCGCAACATGTTGCTTTAGTTTGTTTTTCAATAATTTTATATAATTCGTTAAATTTCATATTAGCAATGGTAGTTTATAAATCTTTGAGCTGCTTTCGCAGTATTATTACCCTTATTTTTCTGTTTTGACTTTAAAGCCCTGGCTTTAGAGCAGGTTATCTTCCCTTTTATTTGTTTTTTAAGTATACCTGGTCGAACTGGATCATGTACTCCTTCTTTCGCAGATATTTTTTTAGCTTGTTTCTTCATCTGCTTTCTATATTTAGGGTCATTTTTCCACTTACTAGATGGGTTTCCCTTCTTTTTTCTTATATTATACCATAGTCCTTTATTTTCTTCAGATATAATATTACTATATAATTTATCAAATTCGTTAGTCACATAATTATTTATTAGTAAAATGCTAAAAGTATAATAAATAATTATATGTCAGCATATGATACTAATGATTTACATGATATTGGATCTTTATTAGATAAAGTCAATAAACAAAAAATAGCAACTCCGCAGGATATATCTAATCAAGTACGTAAATATGTACAGGTACAAGACGAAAAGAAGTCTGACGTTGTGGAAGAGAAGTTAGACCCGGTAGGTAAAGAGGACGGGGATGTAGATAATGACGGGGACAAAGATAATACTGATAAATACCTCCTCAAAAAACGTAAAGCAATATCTAAAGCATTAAAAGAAGCTGGAATTACTATATCTGAATATGCTGATTATTATAATGATAAGTTAGAATATATACCTCAGATAGCCTCTAAAGTACATGCAGTTGATATAGATGAAGAGAGTGGAGAAATAACATTAGAGTTTACCGCTAAAGACGAAAATACATATTACATAAAGTATAATACTAAAACAGAAGAGTATATTGATATTAATATATCTGAACCAGGTGAGTCTAATTATAATAAAGAAATGACTCAAGATGAATTTTTTCAAACAGATATATCTGCAGCTGTAGATAATGAAATAGATAACTTAAGTAGGTTTGTATATGAAGACTGATAAAATATTAAATAAATTATTAGAGGCTTGTGATGTATGTTCCCATGAAGGAGAACCACAAGATGGTAATAAGGGAGATCATGAGTCTCGTATGGCAAAGAGTGATTTATATAACATTGCTGAAAACGCGAAGATGCTTCATGATATGCTAGAAGATGACTACCCTTTAGAAGATTGGGCAGAAGCTAAAATTACAAAAGCAGCTGATTATGTACGTTCAGTGTTTCAATATCTCAAGTATGAAATAGAGCGAGAAGGAGAACCTGACGAAAAAGAACATACTAAAATATATATCGCTACTGATACACGCACATTAGGTTTATAGTATGAGTAAAATACGTAATTTTTTAAAATTCTTCGAGGGTAGAACTTATTATAATAAAACTCTTCATCCTAATTTTTGGGATGGGGAAGCCTTTGATGAGTCAATTAGAATGGCAATTGTTAAGATTGTTAGTGATTTCTTAAAAGAGGATGAGCATATAGATGAAGATATCATTGAAGATATACAACTAACTGGTTCTATAGCTAATTATAACTACTCAGAGAAATCCGATCTCGACGTCCATATACTATTAGACTTTGCTGATATTAACAAGGATGAAGATCTAGTTAAAAGGGCTTTAGACGGTAAGCGCTTTATTTGGAACATAAAGCATGATATAAATCTCAACGGTCATGAAGTAGAGTTATATTTTCAAGATATTCATGAACCACATACTGCATCTGGTTTATTCAGCATACAAGATAATAAATGGATTAAAAAACCTGTTTATGATAAACCTGAAATAGATCATAGAGATGTTGTACGCAAGTCTGAAGAATATAAAAAAGAAATAAGATCATTGAGTGAGATAATTGCTGAGTTGAGTGATGAGAAAGAACTTGCATTAGTTAACAAAAGAGCTAAGAATCTTAAGAAACGTATTATGAAGATGCGTAGAGATGGTTTATCTAGTAAGGGTGAGTTTTCTGTAGAGAATTTAGCTTTTAAGAATTTAAGAGATTCAGACTATATTGGTAAATTAAATGATATAATCATAAGATCATACGATCATATGTTTAATAAAGAAATATTGGGTGAAAATGATTTGAGTACATGGCTGAAAGAAAGATGGTGCAATCGATGAAAACATTTAGACGATTTTTTTATAATTGTTTATTAGAATCAAGTTTAGATAATATGGCTACAGCAGGAGCTATAGACTCTCAGTTTGGCGATTCTTTACTAAAATATTACACAGATAATAAACCTAATATTTCTAACGTTGTTTTTTCAGCTAAAGATGGTTCAAAATATAATATAAAGGATTTTGTACAAATGGTTAATAGTAATAATTCAGATAGACCGTATACAATAACTATTTCTCCTACCGGTATATGTAAACTTAGAACACCTTATAACTTAAGAATAGCCGAGTGGAAAGCTGAGAGTCAATTCAATATGGGCAGAGGAAATAAACTTCCCGTCAATACTATGAAAATCCTTGCTATATATGAGTTGTTAGAAAAAACTAACGGTAAAATTATAAAGAAAGATACAACAGCCGCGGGTATAGAATATGAAGAAAGTCAAGTATTAGCATTAAATGATGCAATAAAAAGTTTAAATCCTCAAATAGGTTTTTTAAATCTTATTGACCGAAACGGGAAACAAACAGGAATAAAGTTTGATAAAGCTGTTATGATTGACGGTAATCCGAAAGCTGATTTTGCTTTATCTAAAGATGGTAAGGAAGTTTATTGGATAAGTTATAAAGAGGGGGATTATTTTAAACAAGATAAAGAAACTGGAGAAATGGTTATTTCTCAAAAGGTACCTTTTCAGCAATATGGGGAGTTTAAAAAACTATATAAAAAGGAAACAAAAATAGATGATAATTCTATAATTCCATTAGCTGTGAATAAATTTTGTAGCGGTATAGCAAATATATTAGCTAATAATTATAATATACCCTCTTTTGAAGGTAGCACTAAGGAGTTAGTACAATTTTTGAAGAAAGAAAGAAATGGCGATAAGCTCAAGGAACTAGGTGTCAATATCGATAAATGGAAAAGGGGTTCAATAAGAGAGTCTAATATTACTAAATTTCACTTTGTACCGTCAGCTTTTTATTGTTTTCATGATTTTTATGAAGCTAATCCATCCAGCCCGCTTTCTCTTTTTGCATTGAAGGGTATTTATGGTAATGACTATGAACCAGGCGCAGAATTTGGAATTAATAATGTAAATATTTTGCTCCAAACAACGGTAGATCAGATAAGTCTCAAAGAAATATTAAACTACGGTGACCATTTAGGTTATATGATAGACCCTGGCCAGCGAGGCCATATACTTAAAAATCCTGATTTACCGCAATCATCATTATATGTACCTGTATTATTCGGTAGATATACAGCTGACCAATATTTTGCTTTTATTAATACTGAAACAGGCAAAAAAGAAGCTATATTGAATACAAGACTATTTATTTTTCCTAAAGGTAGAGTACCCAAGAATTCAGTATCTATAGATATTGAATTATAATTACCACATACGACAGGACCAATAACGAGCTTTAGTTTTAGGTCCTGGATTATCGCAATTATGTCTTGCCCTGAATGACTTACGTCGTTTGGGGTTAGACTTTTTTATACGCATCGTTTTTTCGCCTTTACGTTTCGCGCTTGTTCCTCCATGCCCGAAGTTTACTTTTCTTACATTTCCAGTCTTAGGGTCTTTTACATAAACTTTAAACTTTTTGACATCCCCTCTCATAGGTTTATTCAACTTAACCTTACGTCCTCTATACTCTGCTTCTTCGAAAACATCTTCATCTATAATTTCAAACTTAAGAGTACCGAGATATTCTTCTTCTTGATAAACAGGTACTGTAATATTTTCGTAGAAATCTTTAAAGCTTAGCATATAATTATTTATTATGGAGGTTTCTTTTTATGACATTTTTGTTTTTGGCTTTAGAGTACAAATTATGCCTAATGTGTTTATAATCTATGATGATAATAAATGTATAGAAGATCAAACAATACCTGATAAGATTATAAAATATTGCATAAATGAGGGATTATGTGATGAGAGTGTATCTCATAATACATATGATTTTAAAGTCGAGATAATGCGTAAAAAGTAATAAATAATAATATATGATACTTTTTGAGCAATACTTCAAGCTTTATGAAGACGCAGGCCCTAATAAGCATTTAACTCACTTAGAAGAGCTTGTACTTACTAATAAGAGAGAAGGAGCTCAAAGGGCTATTAATTATCTGAGCTCTCTCTCTGAGATTTTAGATAGTAACACTGACAAGGCAGTTAATTCAACAGTTAAATATGACGGGGCACCGGCTGTTGTTATAGGTAGAGATCTTGATGGTAAATTTTTTGTTGGTAGTAAGTCTGTATTCAATACTGACCCGAAGATAAATTACAGTATTAAGGATATAAAAATAAATCATGCGTCCGCACCTGGATTAATTGATAAGCTAGTACAAACATTTGTACATTTTAAAGATTCTAACTTCAATGGTGTATATCAAGGAGACTTTTTATTTGATAATGAGATAAAAGATACATCTTCTATTGACGGAGAAGAGCATGTTACATTCAAAC